TCATTTCGCTGATACAATAATGATTTCTCTAGGTTTTCCTGTTCCTCTTTTATATTCTTCTTTGGTATCAATAACGATTTGCGTAAAAATGCTATTCATTAACTGCTTTCGTTCATGATCAGTAGAGTATTCCCATACAGTATCGATGTTAGAGATAATATATTTTGTTTCTTCATTGGCAGTTTTGCTACTTCGATTTATACTTTTCAATTCTTTATTGATCTCTTTTTCTCGTTCTCTAAGTTGGTTAGATTTTTTTATCAACTCGTCAATGTCGATAATATCATTTTCGTACATCTTCTTTTGTTTATCTAAAAGTTTTTCAAGATTTTTCAATTCATTAGTCAATTCATTGATTTTTTCATCTGAGTAATTAGATGAATCAGTCGAATTATATATATTTCCAACCAGTTTATCAAACATGCTAAAAATTGTTTTTGTTAAGTTATCTTCTAAAATAATATGACTAGTACAATTCTTGCCGGCTTTTTTTCCAGAGCATCTGTATGTCTTTTTACCAGCTGATTTATGACCCGAAAGAGAATGACCGCATCGTGCGCATTTTAGTAGGGTTGAGAAATAATAATTACTAGTGTGCTTTTTTCCTCCACCATTTCTTCTTTTGTCCAGTAGATCTTGTAAAGCCCAAAATTCTTCTTTAGAAATAATCGGTTCATGACTGCCTTCATATAGAGTTTGCTCTCTGGGTGGTTTTTTATAGTCTTTGGAGTTTTGATTAAAGGTTAAGTATCCGGCGTAAACGGGATTGTTGGCAATATCTCTTACTGAGTCTACATGCCATTCTCCACCTTTACGAGTTGAAAAGCCTTTGTTTGTTAAATGTTTAGCCAACGTATAAAAGCCAAAGGTTGTTGTTTGTTTGAAAATTTCTTGTACAACTGCTTTTTCTTTATCATTAACGACTAATTTCTTTTCAACGATTTTATATCCGTAAGGAGCCATGCCGCCTTTCCACATACCAAGCTTTGTTTTTTTCTCCATACCTAAACGTACACGTTCACCTAAATTTTCACGTTCCCATTGAGCGATAGCTGCTACTAGTGTTATAAATAAACGTCCCATAGCATTTGTTGTGTCATATACTTCAGTAGCACTTTTGAACATACAGTTATTATCATCGAGTATCTTTAAGATTTTATATAAGTCCATAACAGAGCGTGTCAGCCGATCTAAGCGATAAACTAATAAAACATCAATATTTCCTTGCTTCAATGTGTCCATCATTTTTTCAAAAGCAGGTCGTTGCAAATCTTTAGCTGAATAACCTTCATCAATGTACTTATCTACTAACTCCCAACCTTGAGATATGCAATATGCTTCTAGCTTTTCAATTTGAGCAGCAATTGAAAAACCGTGTTTGGCTTGTTCATCAGTTGATACCCTTACATAGACAATACATTTCATGGAGCATCCTCCTAGAATTTAATATCAAGGGGTGGCATGTACCAAACTAATTTCCCTTTAATATGAATAGGCGTATGTTCTTGCGTTTTGGCATCATAGTATTGGGTTTTGTGTTTTGGATTGAAACTTTCCGGCTCAAGAGTAATACCGTTTTGGAACTTAAAAAATCTTTTTAGTGTTGCATCATAGCCATTTACTGCCACAGCTGCCACATCACCATTACGGACTTCTTGAGTAGGATCAATTAAAGCTAAGACATTAGGAGGAATGAGTTTATTCATACTATCACCATTAACTGTTACTAAAAAAGCATTAGGATATCTTTCTGCTACTTCTACTGGAACATTAACCCATTCTTGAATTGGAGCCATATCTAAAGGCAAACCAGCCGCAATAGATCCTAATAAAGGCATTCTTACTGAATGACCTTCAATATTTTTAGGTGCGTGTGGTTTCTTTGATAAAACATCCATTTTATCTTCGATAATATCACTTTTTAAAATTCCAAAATGATCTGCGATTTTTTGAATAGCACCCATTCTAGGATCTTTAACTTCATTTTCCCAAGTTGATACAGCTTTATCAGAAACACCAGCTATTTCTGCTAATTCTTTTTGGGATAAGTTATGTAGTTCTCTTAATTTCTTAATATTTTTCCCTATGCTCATTTTTATTACCTCCGACCTAATTTATATACAATATATTATACCAAAAGTAGAAAACATTCAATCAAAAGTAGAAAAAATTCTACTTTTATAGAAAAAACAGAGAACTTATTGTAGAATTTAATGTTTTTTAATTAGTTGACATTCTACTTTAGGTAGATTATTATGTGGTTGTGAAGGAAAATAAGTGAGGTGATAAAGTTGAAATTCACTTTAAAACAAGCAAGATTGCTTAAAGGTCTCACTCAAAAAGAAGTCGCAAAAAAGCTAGGTGTCCATGTGCAAACTTACAGTAACATGGAAAAGAACCCTGATGATGTAACAATAGGAGAAGCAAAATTAATTAGCGAAATATTGGGGTTCAGTTATGATTTTATTTTTTTTAGTGGTGATTCTACTTTAAGTAGACTGACTAACGGTGATTCTACTTTTTAAAGTAATCGCCGTTAGCATCTAATTTTATGATTTGTCCTGTCACTCCTTCCACATATGCTTTATCGAGGTGATAACTTATGGATCTTAGTGCATTTCAAATGACAGAAGAAAAAATTAGAAAAATAAGACCCATTGTTGAGAGAGCTCTTTCAAGAAAGTATGGGAAAGAAATTAAAATTTTTGAAATGACTGTTGGAGGGATAACCGTAAAAATTCAACAGGAGGGGAGTTAATGATTAATCACAAGCAAAAAAAATCCTCAAAAGTTGAGAAGACAACAAGTGAGGAAACAGAAAAGTGGAATAACCTTTTGAAGCAAAATTTAATTAATCTCGGTATCGCATCATTTGCTTTAATCGTGTCAATATTTACGGTGCTTATTATTTTGATAAGTAATTAATTAGTAAAGAAACTAAACTGGTTAGTAATGCAAAAACTGAAATTATTCTTGTTACTAAAAGATTTCCTTTTTCCCAAAGAGCTTTTTTACCGTCGGTAGTAATGATGTAAAAATCACTATGAGTTGGGAGTGGAAAACCATTAATTTCAACCCAATGATCATTGAGAGGGCTTATAAAATTATAATCAGCCATGTATTGTAGGTGCTTGTATGTAGGTTTAATTTTTACTTTTCCAAATATAGATGCTATCTGAAGTCTCAAATAAATAGATAGATTCATACTATTCACCTCCTTCATAGGAAGATTATACTAAAAAATTCACAAGGAGTAACAACATGAAAGCACAAGTATCAAAACGTATAGAAAAATTGTAGCTGATATGAAGCGTAAAGGGTTCAATGTGGATATTGTATTTCGTTATATCAAAAGTGATAAGAAGTTAACCGAAGGGAGGTGATGAAGTTGACAATTAGCAAAGAAATTCTGTCCTACGTGGCTGATGGTGACACTCACATTAAATTGGATAGCATTGAGTACAGTACGGATCTAAGAGAGATTATCACAGTTGGTTATATGCTTGAGCACCCACATGATTGAAGGGAGGTGAAGCGATGCAACAGGTAGAGAATCCAATAGTCACTGATGTTGAAAAAGATCCACAGATATATGGAATTGATGCAGCTGGTAATGAAGTATTTGTAGGAGAAGAGATTTTTCAGGCGGATGAGGAATTTATTCTGGCTGAAGTTGTAACGAAGGAAGTTGAAGAGTTTTTTAAGGCTCTAGGTATAGAAAAGGTTGTAGCAAAATAAAAATGCCTTACTCAATAAAGTAAGGCACAAAGCAGGCAATGCTGCTCCGAAACTTAGACAATTTCAGAGTACAGCAATTGTTCTTAAAAAGCAAATGGAGGTAGCACATGAATATTTCTTTTCTAGAAATGCGCATTGAAAACTTTAAGAACCACCATGTACTCACAGTTAACTTTAATGATATGACCAAAATTGAAGGCAAAAACGGTGCAGGTAAGTCCAGTATAGGGGATGCAGTGACGTATGTTTTATACGGAACGGATGCATTAGGGACTAAGCTAGATCCGCGACCAGTTGGTTGTGACGATAAGGTTGAAACGAAAGTAGAATTGCTCTTGAAAGTAGATGAGCAACAAATTCTCCTTGGCCGTATTCAAAAGAAAACAGCAAAGTATTATGTGAATGAAGTGCCCGAAAAAGCAACACGGATTAATGAAATTGTTGAAGGGTTATTTGATAAAACATTATTTCTATCGTTATTTAATCCAACCTATTTTTTTACACAACACTGGCAAGATCAACGGAAACAACTACTCAGCTATGTAAGTGAGCCTTTAAATAAAGAAGTACTTGCAGGGTTACCCAGTGTATCTCAAAGTCAACTGGAGCCTCAATTAAAGAAACATTCTTTAGATGACCTTGAAAAGTTACATCGAGATCGCTTTAAAAATCAAGATAAGGCATTAGAGCGAGCGAGTGAACGTGTGGTTACGCTTAAAGAGCAAGTGAGTAATAACGATTACAATATAAATGAGCATGAATTGAAAGAAAAAATCGACGTTTTGAGTAAAGAGTTATTGGAATACGAAAATCGTAATATAAATGTTCACCAACAAAGCAGAGAGAGAAGTCGTTTAGAGCTTCGAAGCGAATCATTAAAAGGTGAAATTCAACGTCAAAAAGACATTTTAACAGCAATAAAAACAGAAACACTGGACGAGCATTGTGCTACGTGTGGACAAGCATTGGATGAAAAATCAATAGCTAAGGTGAAGCAGCAACGCCAGGCGCGTTATAACACTGAAGCTGACAAAGGCATTAAGTTGGTGCAGGAGCTTAAAGATGTAAATGAAAAGCTAAATGAACTGCCAGAGCCAGTTGAAGAAAATCCTGCAGAAGCTTCACGCCTTGTGAAGATATATGGTGAGCTGAATAATTTACGTGATCAACTAGGTGATATAAATCGAACAAAAGAGCTGCTTGAGAGTATTGCGACTGCTGAAGAAAATCAGCATAGCATCCGTAAAGAGCGTAACGAATCGCTTGTGCTTATTGATGCAATTAAATCGTTCCGTACAAAACGATCTGAACTAATGGTTCACAAGATAGATAGTTTATTTACAACCATTTCTGTTCGACTGTATGAGCAATTAAAAAACGGAGAAGAGCGTGCAACTTTTGAAATTGAAAGGGATGGAAAGCCATATAGCAAGCTTTCTACGGCTGAAAAGATAAAAGCTGGATTAGAGCTAATTGAGGTTCTGTCTAAGCAGTCAGAGGTTGTGACACCGACATTTGTCGATAACGCTGAAAGTATTTTGAATTTCACCAAACCATCTGGACAAATCATTGTTGCTAGAGTGGTAGATAAAGAGCTTGAGATTATAGGTGTTTCACTAAAGGAGGAAGCAATTAATGAGTAAAAATCAAGTAACAAACGTTAATACACAAGCAGTAGTAGGGAATTTCACTCAATCGGAGCTAGATACAATTAAGCAAACCATTGCAAAAGGAACTACAAATGAGCAATTCTCATTATTTGTTCAGACGTGCGTTAACTCTGGATTAAACCCTTTCTTGAACCATGTACACTGCATCGTTTATGACGGAAAAGCCGGACCAACAATGAGCATTCAAATTGCGGTTGAGGGTATCTTATTTCTTGCTCGCAAAACGGAAGGTTATAAAGGAATCGATGCCCAAATCGTTCATGAAAACGATGAGTTTAAATTTAACGCTGCTAAAAAAGAAGTTGTACATGAAATTGGATTTCCACGAGGGAAAATCATTGGGGGATATGCAATCGCAAAGCGAGAAGGATTCGACGATGTGGTTGTAGTGATGGAATCAACAGAAGTAGAACATATGAAAAAAGGTCGAAATTCAACGATGTGGAATCAGTGGTTCTCAGATATGTTCAAAAAACACATTATGAAGCGTGCAGCTAAAATTCAATATGGTATTGAAATTGCAGAAGACGAGCCGGTGACAAGTGCTGCAACAGAATCAGTAAGCTCTTATCAATCTGGTCGAGTTGATATTACTCCATCAACTGCTCAAATTACAGTTGGCGAAACAGAAGTAATTGATCCAGATGAAGAATTAAAAACAAAATGGACTGAAGTGTACGGCAAAACAGAGAAGTTAGGTTGGAATCGTAATCAAACAAGCGATTATATCAAAACGAAAATGAAAAAGAATCCAAAAGAATTAACGCTTCAAGAGGTTGTTGGATTGCTGAAATTATTGGATTTTGAATTGAAACAACAGCCTGCTCAAAAAGAAAATTTTGATGATTTAACACATGAATTTGAGGAATTTAAGCAAGAAACGCTTCTGTAAGTAAATGGAGCACACAATTACAATTCCTCACTGTTATAAATGGATGGCTAAAGGTAATAAAAAGCTGTATCTCCAATATGTTAAAGGCTATGTTGCTAGAAGTCATCCAGAGTTACAGCCCGTTCGAATTGAAGGTCATAAAGTAATTTGTAAAGTGAAATGAGGTGAGACGATGCCTGAACCTTTTTATTTTCCTATCCACTCAGGTCTATTATCACCAGAGCATAGAGAACAAATCGGTGCTGCAATATGGGAGTTTATCTGGTTTATCTCAAAGACAACCAAAGAGTTTCAGGAAGGTGATGAAAGGCTGGGTATCGTTCTTGGAGGGAAGCCGATAAAGCATGCGGAAATTGCAATAGATTTAGGTGTGAGTGAAAGCACTGTGAAGAATCATGTGAATCGATTGAAGAAATACAAATACATTGAAACGAAACGTGCACCTTACGGAGAAATTTATTATGTGAAAAACTCGAAAAAGTTCAAGCCAAAGAGACAGGCAAGAAATGGTCTATCTCTTAATGAGAGAAAGGTAAAAAACGACCTATCTGAAACAAGAGATAGACAAAATTTTACCGAGAGACAGACAAAAAATGGTCTATGTAATAAAGATATAAAAGATATAAAAAAAGAAGAAGAGGAAGTGCTCATGATAAACAGTAGTGATTTTCAAAAAATCGCAGATAAATTTATTCAACGAAGAGCAAAAGGACTCGTCTTATCGAAGATGGATGAAGCAGCTATTTATAGATTGTTAGAAGATCATATTCCTGTAGACAAGGTTTTATTCTTAATCGATAAAATTTTTGACGAATATAAGCCGAAACATCGATTAGATTATATCGCCAAGTTCGAATATGTCGAAAAAGGTGTACTAGATCGCTATCACAAAGAAAAAAAGAAAGCGAGCAATTTAGATGCGTTGGATGAGATTGCTAAGAAATACGAAATGGAGTGAGTTGAATGACCAGTAAGGAAACTATAAACATCTTACGTTATATAGCAGAAGCTTATCCTCATTTTGATATTACAGAACAGCGTGTTGCGGTATGGATTGAACAGCTTAAAGCAGTAGATTACGAGAAAGCATTTGCCAAGCTTAAGAAACATGTGTCGCAGTGCAAGTTTCCTCCTACAATTTCTGAGATTTATGTACAGGAAGAAAAATCACGTGTAAACCGTGCACACCTTGAAAAAATGCGTAAATTGAGAGGTGAGGACTTCTATGAGCGTTACTATGCAGACTTTGGAAACGAGGTACAGTATTGAAGCTGAATGCACGCTCCTAGGGAGTATCTTACTACAACCAAGTATTCTGCAAGAAATTAACGTGAAGCCGGAGCACTTTTATGATCCAAGGAATAGCGAAATCTATTCCTGGATGCTTCAGCTGGCGGAAATGAAGAAGCCTATTGACTTTGTAGCACTAGTAAACATAGCTGGTAATGAAAAAATGGAGAATGTCGGTGGAGTTACATACTTGATGCAACTAACAAACGCGGTGCCGACAACAGCCAATTTCGACTATTACGCAGAAGTCATTTTAAATCTGTGGAAGCAACGAGCTGTTCAAAATGTCTTGCAACCATTTGAATCAGGATCTACACAAGATGTTGATATTCAAAGCATTATTCAGCAGCTAAACAAGATTGATACCACAGGAACGAAAGAGCGCTTTGATTTATCTTCAAAGTTATCAGACTTGTACGAGTTACCCGATACCCCAGTTCCAGCAGGATTAAGTGGTATCCCTTCGGGTTTTAAAGATTTAGATGAAATGACAGACGGGTGGCAAGATGAGGATTCTATCATTATCGGCGCTCGCCCTAGTATGGGTAAGACAGCTTTCATGTTAAATATTGCAGGAAACGCTGGTTTGAAAGGAACTATACCATGTGTTTTTTCACTGGAAATGAGCGCAGATAGCTTAATTAAACGTATGTTATCAGCCATTGGTGGAATTGACGGTAACAAAATTCGGAATCCATTCAACTATTTTGATGATAAAGACCGCGTTAACTGGGTGAAAGCAATCGGCATCTTGGAGCGCATGCAGATGCAAATCTTTGATAAGCCTGGGCAAACGGTCAATGAAATGCGCGCGCAGGTCAGGCAAGTGCAAAAAGATTATCCAGGTAAAAGCCTGTTAGTTATGATTGACTATTTAACGCTCATACGACCACAACATGATCATAACGGAAATGCTCATTTGCAAGTATCAGAGATTTCAGCAGCGCTTAAAGCTATGGCAAAGGAATTTAAAGTGCCGGTCATTACATTGGCTCAGCTGTCTCGTGGGGTAGAGAGCCGAGCAAATAAGCGTCCAATGATGTCCGACTTACGAGAATCAGGCAGCATTGAACAAGATGCAGATGTAATTGGCTTTCTTTACCGCGATGAGTACTACGACAAGGATAGTGATAAACGAAACATCTTGGAAATTGATATTGCTAAGCAGCGTAATGGTCCAACTGGTGTAGTAGAGCTATTGTACTTGAAAGAGCAAAACAAAATATTAGATTTATCACGAAAAAATACAGGGAAATGAAGGTGATGTCATGGCAGTTTTAAATCTAGCTGTTCAAAAGAGACGAGACTTTTTGATTAATGAGCTCGTGAAGTTTGGCTACTTTAAAACGACTGAAGGGAAGCAGTTGTATGAGTTAACTCTTTCAGAGTTAGAGCACATTCACATTACGGTTAAATGTAAGTTTGGTAAACAGATGCAGGAGGACGAGTGAATGGCGATTGATTCAAAAGAAATTGATAGAGTCGTAGATGACTTTGAAACAAAAGCTTCTGAGATTCATGAAATTATAGACAAGCTTCCTGCAGAACAGCAGGCATTTTATAAAGGTAAGGTTCAAGGCTTGGAATACGCAGCAAAAGTCGTTAGGACGGTGATGGTTTAATGAGGTTTGTGGGGATTGATCCATCAACTAAAACAGGTTTTGTTGCGTTAGACGAATATGGTCAGGTTTTAAAAGCGAAGGAGCTAACAGGTGTAGGTTCTCAAGATCCCAAAAGAATGGTCACACTGCTTCACGAAATTAATCTACACTTACAGTCCGGTGACAACATTTGCGTTGAAGGTTTTCCATTTGATACACAAAAAGCGATGTTTGCTGGGGGGCTACATCACGGGATACGAAACGAGTTGTATAAGCGAAAGTTAAAGTATCACGAAATAGCGCCAAATGCTTTAAAGAAGTTTGTGAACGTTACCGGATGGATAGGAGAAGAAGGGAGTAAAAAACGGCTCACTGGTAAGGAAAAGAAAAAAGCAGTCATGACAGCCGTTGAGCAACATTTCAGCTTTAAGCATGCAAGTGATAACGTAGTTGATGCCTATATTTTAGCGAGGATTGCGTGGCACCTACATCATCAAGAATTGTCATTAACTCGTTATCAACGAGAAGTACTAGCTAAGGTGACATCATGAACAGAAGGCAGCTTAAAAAGATTGTCTACTCACTGACAGAGCCGCAGTTAAATAAGTTGATACGTGATCACGAAAGTCGTGGATGGGTGCAAGCGAGTGATATTAAAGAGCACGGTTATGGGGTTGGCGTTCTAATGACATTTGGAGAAAAGGGAGAGATGAAGGATGCAAGTAACTGTTAAAGCAAATTTCAACAAGCAGACTAAGGATAGCAAGAAAGAGCTCGTCCAGTTTTATGTGAAAGGGGAAGACGAGAAGAAACAGGAGCTTAACCAGCTTACTCGTGAGGTAGTTGAACTAGAAATTGAAGGTGTAGATCAAAAGCTTACTTGTGAGTTTAGCAAAACAACGAAAGATAATAAGAAAACAACGCTTGAGTTCATTGTCAAAGGTGATACGTCAGCCGAGCAGTCGTTTAATTTCTACAAACGAGCAGGATCAGACGTTACGTTGAATATTGTTGAATCGCAGATGAGTATTGATGAGTTTTATGAAGAGCATGAAGGTGTGGAGTATCAAGTGGATCAGGGTGGCAATGTGAATGTAAGTCCTGGTCAGATGTCATTGGATGATGTTAAAGATGAAGCCAAAGAAGCGTTAGAAGAAATTTCTCATTAAAAATAAATTAATGAAAGCACATATATAATATTAATTTTCTTTTCCAGGTACGCGCGCTGCATTTATAGTTACTTTACGCGCGCCTCCTGGCCTCATTAAATTAATATATCCTTTATTGTTTTTAAAGAAAAATCTTTAAACTCTTACGATTTAATTTTTGAAGTGATAATAACAGCAATAGACTTCTTAAAAAAATGAACACTTCCAAAAATGAAAATAGCAAATTTCAAACTGATGTAAATGTTCACGGTTATTAATAGTTCCAATTATATCTCTCCTAGAATGAGGCGGAGTGGGATATATTATAATAAATGTATGCTTCTTTAGTTAAATAGATGATAGCATTTAGTAATTTTATAGGAGGGAGTTATATTGACACAAATGTCGTTTGTACTTCCCGAAATTGACCGTAAAGAGACCCAACAAGCTGTAGAGAACGAGCTGGAAAAGTATCGCCTGTTTAAGTACTTAGAGTTTGAAGAAAGAGAAGCTTCCATTACAGCCAGCTCTGAAGAACGATTTCATGGCCCAACTAATCAAACAAGCGACCAGACAGGCTCCATTGCTATTTACAACGCAGATCAGCGAAAAATGAGACATGCATTCATCAATCGTGTGGAAAGAGCAGTGGCTCGGTTGCCAAAACTGGAGCGCTTTCTGATTGAAGAACGGTACATGTCCATTGAATCTGAATACATCACTGATTACAACGTATACTGTCATAAATTCCAACCACCTATAAGCGCAGTTACGTACGATAAAATTAGATGGAAAGCCTTCTATCGAGTGGCATTAAACCTAAATGTCGCTGTATTCAAGCAAGGTGTTTAAAAATAATTTAAAAAGATTAATAAAATATTTTAAAAACACTTTAAGATATTAGGTTTTATCCATGATAAATTTGTATTATCAAGAAAATATTCATAGAGGGCGTTCCTGTTTTGCAGGAGCGTCTTTTTTACATCTGAATGTATTTATATTAAAAGTAAATAAAAACGTCATATGAAAGAATCTGACGTGTCAAAATCAAATGTAAGAAGGTGATTGAAATGAAAATTCGAAGCTAACTTAAAATGAATAATTCAATCAATTAGAAAAAGTGAATAACAACAAAAAGCAAAGTATAAAAAACTGGAAGAGAATTAGCGTTAATTAGGATATTATACCATTTAATTGTGAAAAAAATCCCTTTATAACTACATTTTATGATATTATTAGACAGAATCGTGAAAGTGAAAGGATGTCTAATATTTGAAAACTGTAAAGTTTATTATTTTTTTAGTAGGAATAGCTTTGGTAAACTATGTTGGAGGGATACCAACAGACGCACGAAATTTATTTATTTCGCATACTATATTTTTAGCTCCTTTACTTGTCGATTTTTATGGGTTACTTAAAGTTCAAAGCTTACTGAAATGGTTTATAATATTAATTTGGTTAGCAGGTATCTTAACCATTGTATCGAATATATTAGGTGTAGCAGGAGTGTTAACTCTTGTTGAAAAGAAAGTTGTGTTTAACTCTCAATATTACATGCCATTTGACTTAAGTGTGCATGTTCACAGTTATTTGCTGATTGTGAGTTGTGTTTATACCTTTATTTTTATGGGTACAATTACTTTTGACAATATCTTTGCTTTGAACAAAAAAATAATGAAGAAACAAAAAAAGAAAACTGGAAGAGAGGAGATGGTAACAAATGTTCATCCTAGATAACGTTATGATCATCTTAATATTAGTAGCATTTTTATTTATTTTATTTACTTTTTTGACTATCTTAACGTTCAGTAGAGGATTCTTAACTGCTATTTATCTCACTTTTATATTCTTTGATATGTTCTTCAGAATGCCTTTCAAAGCAATACAATCTATGCATAATGATAGAGAAAAAATAATAAAAAATCTTGCGAAGTCTGACAAACTTTCTAATGAACATAAAGAATATATCACTTATATTCTTCAAAAAAGAAGTAGGTTGTTTGTTAGCCTTTATAAAGCTGGTGAATTTTCTTACTCCGAATTAATGGTAAGCTTAGGAACTTGGTATAAAAATCAACCTTTCAAGGTTCGTGTGAACTTTTCTAAACAAAAAAGAAAAAGTTATGAATCTAAATATATCAATAGTTTGAAGAAAGATATCACAGGTTTAGAAATAATAAGCCAGTTCAATTAATATAGCTTAGATCCTTAGAGAGCATTCCAGGAGAGTGCTCTTATTTTAATTGGAGGAAAAAGCAAAGTCCATAGGTTATTTTGTATATATAATATTGAATAAAAATCCCCATTAAGAAAAACTAAAGCACGAGTCGTATTACAAGGTTAGACTCTTTGCTTTAGTTTTGAAGTTGAATTTATTACATCGTTTGTAGTCTTGAAATCATATATCTTGTCATCTCATCTAAATTCATATTGTTAGGGATAGAAGAAATTTCTTCACTGACATCTTTATATGTAATTCTTTTGCCCGTTTGAATTTCTTCAACAAGTTTAGGAATTAAAGAGCTGACGGTCTTATAATAAACCAGGTATTCATTTTCATCTACAGTAACTATTGCGGTATTTACATTATTGTTATACATCCATACGCTTGACACTAGTTTCACCTCCTTATTTCAATTACAATATTCGACAATTAAAAGGTATTTCCTACTAATTGTTGATATAATTAAAAAGAGGGAGGTGATAAAAATGAGAGAAAACGAAAAATTTCTTTATAATGTTTCGTATTTACAAGAAAGGCTAGACGATGCTTTTAGTGATGCTAGGGCATCCTACAAAGTTCTTGAGAAACACGATTCTGATTTGAGGTATCAATTGTCTCTAACTTATATGAATATGTCTTTTCAAAGTTATATAGAGGCTAAAAGAATCTATAAAGAAGCTCATTTAGAGCATCGCGAATTCGAGGGTTTCTTTGAAGCCTATAAAAAATATAAGTTTGAGTTAAAAAAAGTTATTACTGAAAAAGATCAAAATACCTCATGGCTATATTCAAGGTATGAAACCTTATCAAAAGAGAAGAAAGAATTAGATCTCTTTATTAAAGGAGTCTTTCAAAACAGTTAATGAAAATAGGGGATAATATGAGTACAGCAGGACGTTAGAGTCATTTAGACCCAGGTGGCGCTTCACCTGTATTATGTAAAGATCCAGGGGGTACTGCTCCAACATTAGATCCTGGTGGAGTAGTGCCATCAATGGATTCAGGTGTTATTTAAATTTAATAGTTGATAAGGAGAACGCTGAGTAAATTAGTGTTCTTTTTTTGTTGAAATAAAAAACATTTTTGTATAGATTTTCATCAATTAAGTTAACGAACGTCACCTCCTTTTGATATAATTAAAGTATCAAAAGGAGGTGAACAAAGTGGACATGGAAACAGTAGAAAGACTTCTTCGGATGTTAACTTGGCTAACTGGAAGCATCGTTGGAATTATGACGATAGAGAAGGAACTAGCTGAGAGAAGAAAGAAGTCGAAGAAAAAGAAAAAGCGACGCTCTCCTAGCAAAAAGAAACGTCGCAAATAAGCAAGGGAGGTAAGGGGGCAACCCCTTCCTCTTACTAAATATTATATCATGTCCATGAAAAAATATGAAATTCTTCTCTTTTACGTTTTTAATGTCAATCTTGTTCGCTACGCATTTTGCAACAATGGATTATAATAAGCTGCATTGGCTAGACATTACAGCTTCAATTTTAGCTGTCGTGTGGTTAGTGCTGACAATTATTATAATCGTTTTAAAAAGGAGGAACGCTTGAGTTATGAGTGATTCGTTTCACATTAAGACTAGAGAACAGTTAGTGCAATTTCTAGCATCTGAGGTTGTTACGACCTCAGATGCTATAGAGATATTAGGAGTTAGTCGCCAATATGTAAATAAGTTGGTTAAGAACGGCACGATCAATCCTATACGAGAAAGCTCAAAGGAAAAGCTTTTTCTAAAATCTGATATATTAGCAAGGAAGCAAAAAATGGAGAAAAGTAAATGAATGAAACAAAGAGCATCCTGCAGCTAGGGTGCTTTTTGTTTTGCTCATTTATTAGGCGTCTAAAACTTACACCTTTTAGACGGATATTTAAGATGCTGATTTCAAACTCAAAAACCATGCTTTTTTCTCATAAAAACTATCTAAAAGTTAGTATATAATTAACTCTTGGGAAAAATAGCTTTTTTGAGGTTGGTGGAGAATTAAATGAGTGGTGAATTAGTTGGCTATGCAAGAGTAAGTTCTCTTAGTCAAGATTATGCCTTACAGGTGGAAAAGTTAGAGTTATATGGTTGCACAAAAATCTTTTATGAAAAACAACAAGCTAATGCCAAACGTCCAGAGTTTAAAAAAGCTCTCGATTATTTAAAGGAAGGCGACACATTAGTCGTCTATAAGATTGACCGCTTAGCCCGTTCAACGAGAGATTTGCATAATATCGTTCACAGTTTAAAAGAAAAAGGTGTGGGTGTTGTTTTTATTAAAGAACAAATTGATTTCTCAACACCAGCGGGTAAGCTCATGTTTACTATGTTGGGAGCAATAGCAGAATTTGAGAGAGATTTAATCAATGAACGTACAACAGAAGGACGAGAAAGAGCTAAGAAACAAGGTAAACATATAGGGCGTATAGGACAGTCTGAAAAACAAGTACAACAAGCTCTTAAATTGTTTGCTGAACGTGAGGTCAATGAATTAAGCGTTAATGACATTGTAAAGCTTACAGGTGTTCCACGTTCAACTATTTACGCTAAATCTAAACAAATAAGTAAAAAGGATGCTGATTAACAGTGTCCTTTTTATTATGTCTTATAAAATATGTGAGGTGATCAATATGAAAAACGAAGAGATTAGAAAAGTTATTGCTACTATACAAAACGCATTTAGAAATTTAGTTAAAGCTATATATGAGAAGTTCTTAAACAAGTTTAGAGAGTGGATGAACTATAAAGTAAATGTGCAAGAGCAAATACAAAAGCGGAAAGCTATGTATATGAATTGGAAGCGGTCGGTTCCTTATGATACAAGAAAGAGTAACCAAGTGTTATGCAATAAGCCAAGAGTATACATGCCAAAAGGATTGAGTCTTGGGGTAGGAATTCATTATCACAAGAATCTAAATCTATTTGGCAAAAGCTAGGGTTACAACGTGCTTGAATATAAAACAATCCAACAGAAGCGTAAGTTCTATGACAGTGGTGATTGGAAGAGAATACGTGAAAAGATAAAGAAGCGGGACAACTATGAATGCCAGGAATGTAAGCGGCATGGTCGTGTATCAATTGATATGAATGAATATAGTGAGAGTGCAAAGCGTAAGAAGATAAAGCTTGTTGTCCATCACATTAAAGAACTAGAACATTATCCAGAGTTAGCATTAGATAGGAATTAAAAGACATTGACTTATCAGTGTCTTTTTTATTTTGTATTGAATAGGAGATGATTGAGTATGTGTCATAAAATACCTAGTGCAAGACTATTTAAAAGTGGCATAATTGCTGAGCCAACTGATGATTACAACATCGAACCTGTTGTTATTAACGGTGAAACAAAGTGTAGGATTACGATTAAAGATAAGAAAAAAGAGTCATTACTGGTTAGGTTAAAGAAGTTGATTGGTATTGGCTAAGGTCAAAATTATCTACGGAGCGCCAGCATCAGGTAAAAGTACATACGCTAAACAACATATGAGCAATAATGACTTGCTGTTTGACTTTGATGACATTATGCAGAATATATCAGGGCTACCTTATCAAACTACTAATCATAATCTGATTGATTATGTTATGAAGTTTAGAGATTTGATAATTGATAAGGCAAAGCGTGATTTTAATATTGATACCATTTATATTATTACAGTATTTATATCAAAAGATTTACAGAGCAAGCTTGATGGATTAGATGTTGAGTTTATCAGAATGAGTGCAAGCATTGATGAATGCAGAGAACGATTAGCAAAGAGTAGTCGGACTGATAAAGATGAGCTTGAACAAGTTATCGAAGATTGGTTTGCTAAGTATGATTTAGAGTATCAGCAAAGTAAAACTGAGTATGTAACAAAAGAACAGAAGATGAAATTTTACAAATCAAAAGCTTGGCGAGACTTGAGGCAACAAGTATTAAAGCGGGACAACTATGAGTGCCAAGAGTGTAAGCGAAACGGTCTTGTTTATACGGATGCTCATGATCCAGAGAAACACAAGCGGTTAGATGTTGACCATATTAAAGAGATATATACACATCCCGAATTAGCATTAGAGATGGATAACTTACAAACACTTTGTATTCCGTGCCACAACAAAAAGCATAAGCGTTTCTTTTTTAGAAAAAAAGAAAACAGATGGGATGATGAGAAGTGGTAAATAAGAAAGAAGAAGCATCGGTTTTTTCAGTTCTAAGTGAATGTGTAAAAGCAATGCAAGAAATTAAATTTATATGCGAAAGAGCAAAAGCATTCAACGTTGAAGAAAAAGATGTTGATGACATTCTAGAAATTTTAAAAGGAAAAGTATAACATACCCCCCCTAAAATAATTTCATCAAAATTTTTTTGCCTGGGGAACGAGGAGGGGGCTCGATTCCGCAGATTTCTTCGCGCACATAAGGATTTTTAGAATAGATATTGAAAGGAGGGAGGGCATGGGCAAGACGACTATTAGGAAATCGTTATTGGAGCAGCTTGAAAATAGAGGTTTTTCTGGAGAAGTTTATAGAGATTTAGTCAATGATTATATGAATCTCTGGGACAACAAAAACGCTTTGCAAAAGGATATTAAAGAAAGAGGCGTTGTTTTTAAAGACCGTTCTTCTGTAGGTGTTGAGATGTATAAAAACAATCCATCTGTTAAAGATCAATTAGCGGTGAACAAACAAATGCTGCAGATATTAAAGGACTTATCTTTAAATATTCCTGTAGAAGATGATGAAGATGAAGATGATCTAACATGATTAGAAATAAGTATGTGGACCAATACATTCAATCGTATCGAGATGGAAAGATTCTTTTAAATCAGGAGAGAATCGACTTAATTACCTATCTCGAGAAGTATGTTTTGACGCGAGACGATATTTACTTTGATGAAGAACAAATCGAAAACTATATAAAATTTAGTGAGAAATGGTACTTTAAATTAGATCCGTGGGAGAAATTTATTGCACCATTTATTTTTTTATATTTTAAAGAAGATGACGAATTGTTCTTTGAGGAATTTTTTATCACAATGGGCCGTGGTGGAGGGAAAAATGGTTTTATCTCTACACTCGCTCATTATTTTATTAGTCCATTGCATGGAATAAAAAATTATGATGTGTCAGTTGTTGCAAATAGCGAAGACCAGGCAGAAATGAGTTTTAAGGAAGTTTACAATGCAATTGATGAAAGTTCGTCTTTAAAGAAACAGTTTGCTTCAACGAAGCTGAAGATAACCGGAAATAAAACAAAAAGTGTTTTCCGTTTCCGTACATCGAATGCGGGCACCAAAGATGGTGGCCGTGAAGGTTGCGTTATTTATGATGAAATTCATGAGATGGTAGACCGAGAAATTGTCGATGTATTTTCTGGTGGTCTTGGTAAGGTTCGTAACCCGCGTGAATTTTTTATAGGAACAAATGGATTTGTTCGTGAAGGATTTTACGACAAGTTAATGCTTCGTTGTAAAGATGTGCTTAGCGGAGCTGATTTAGAAGATCGAATTTTTCCGTTTATTTGTAAGCTTGATGACAAAGAGGAAGTTAACAGTGAAGATATGTGGGAGAAAGCAAACCCTGCATTTGAAAAGCCTTTAACATCCAGAGCAAAGCGGTTAATGAACAAAGTCAGAAAACAATTCCGTAACAAAGATGGACGCGTTGCTTTTATGACAAAGCGGATGAACTTCCCAGAAAAAGATTTAACAAAGTCTGTTGCATCTTGGGAAGAGATTTTAGCTACTAACCGCCCATTTCCTGATCTATCACATCGTACATGTGTAGGTGGTCTTGATTTTGCCAGTATTAAAGACTTTGCAGCGGTTGGCTTGTTGTTTAAATTCGGTGAGGACTATATTTGGAAAACCCATTCCTTTGTTCGAAAGGGATTCTTAGATACGGTTAGCTTAAAGGTCCCAATAACTGAATGGGAAGCGGATGGGCTTTTAACGATTGTGGATGAGCCGGTTATTGATATACAACATATTGTAAACTGGTTCGTTGAGATGCGTGAACGATATGGTGTAACAACGATTGTAGCAGACACCTTCAGATTAGATTTAGTGAAATCAGCATTAGAGGCTGAGGGTTTTCATTTGCTGTATATACGAAACCCTAAAGCCATTCATTCCTTATTAGCTCCGCGTGTTGAAACATTATTTGCGAAGCGCCAGCTTATATTTGGTGACAACCCATTGATGCGCTGGTATACAAACAATGTATACGTACACATAAAAAAAGACGGAAACAAAGAGTATTTGAAGAAAGATGAGTTTAAACGTAAAACAGATGGATTCCAGGCATTCATTCATGCCTTATGGCAAGCAGATAATATCATTGTTGATGAAGCAGACTTTATATTAGGGGGAATTAAGTTTTAATAAAAACAAAAAAGAGGCTTGGTTTCCCAAAACCTCCCTATAGAAAAAGCAAACAAACGTTCTTGTTAATTATATGCATAGGGGTGGAAAAAGTAAATGAATTTGCGTATCAACACGATTTACAACATGGATTGTTTGAAAGGAATGGAGTTACTACCAGACAAGTCTATCGACATGATTTTGTGTGATCTTCCGTACGGAACTACTAAGTGTAGTTGGGATGAGATTATTCCTTTCGGTAGACTTTGGGAACAATACGAGCGAATTATTAAAGATAATGGCGCTATTGTCTTAACTGCTAGCCAACCGTTTACAACGAAGCTCATCGCAAGTAATATTCGCTTGTTTCGCTATGAGTGGATATGGAAAAAAGGAAGACATTCTACAGGTTTTCCAAATGCAAACCGAATGCCTTTAAAAAACCATGAGAATATTTGTATATTTTATAAAAAGCTCCCTACTTACCATCCGCAAGGATTATTACCTTTAGTGAAAGCACGTAAGAAGTCGAGGAAAACAGTAAGCAGCATCTATGGTAAAAATGAGAAAAGCCTTTTAAATGACTACACACCTAAGTATACAAATTATCCAAAGAGTGTTTTAGATTTCCCTAGAGATAGCAAAACGTTTCACCCAACTCAAAAACCACTCACTCTTTTTGAGTATTTGATTAAAACATACACTAACCCTGGTGACGTGGTGTTGGATAATTGTATGGGGAGCTTTACAACAGCTGTAGCTTGTGACAACACCAAACGAAACTGGATCGGCTTTGAATTAGAAGAGGAATACTGCGAGAAAGGAATAGAGCGCATTAATAGCAACCGTGAACATCTAGGGCTTTCCCAAGTTGAAGTAATTAAAGTCTAAAGATTATGCAATGTAAAGGGGGTGAGGACAATTGGGTGGCTAGATGGGATTTTTAAACGAAATAGTGAACTTGGTTTTATGTTTGATGTGGAAATGTTTATTACAAAGGCAAACCGAGTTCACATGAAAAAGTTAGTTCTGGATACATGTATCGCATTTTTAGGCAGGACAATTAGTCAATCTGAATTTAGAGTGAAGAATGGTTCTTCCTATGTAAAAGACGAACTGTACTACCGGCTAAATGTCCGACCAAACAAGAACATGACAGCCAGTACGTTTTGGGAGACGTTTATTCATAAGCTTGTCTTTGATAATGAATGTTTAATTGTCCAATCGGATGACGGAGATCTTTTACTTGCAGATGACTTCCAACATATTGAGTATGCCGTATATGAGGATGTCTTTGTTAATGTCACCGTTAAAGACTATACGTTTCAGCGGAGCTTTAAACAGAACGAGGTCATTCATTTACGTTATCGAAACGAAAAGTTAACGCCTTTAATTGATAGCCTATTTACTGATTACGGAGATTTATTTGGGAGAATCTTAAATTCTCAAAAACGCAAAAATCAAATCCGCGGTACAGTAGATATGGATATGTTGGCTGCCAAGAGTCCACAGCATCAAGCAAAGCTACAAGAATTCATCGACAACATGTATAAAGCAGTTGGTGAAAAAGATGTAGCTATTATTCCTCAACAACCAGGATTTAAGTATGAGGAAAAGTCGAATGGAGGAAAAACCGGCCAAAGTGTTGATGAAATTAATAAAGTCACAAATGGTTTTTTCAATCAAGTAGCAATGGCGTTAGGGATTCCAACAAGCCTGGTGTATGGAGAGATGGCAGATGTGGAGAAGCAAACAAAAAATTATATGCTTTTTACAGTTAAACCTTTATTAAAAAAACTAGCGGATGAAGCAAACGTGAAGTTTTTTGAGAAAGACGAATATCTAGCTGGGCAAAAGATTGATATTAAATGCATTTCTTATCAAAGCATCTTCGACCTTGCTACAAGTATTGATAAGCTTATTTCTTCTAGTGCATTTACAGGAAATGAAATTCGTCAGGAGGTAGGTTATGACCCTTCCGATGATCCGAAGCTGGACAAGCATTATATTACGAAGAACTATGCTGAAATGAGTCACGATGAAGGAGGTGAGAAACAAAATGACAATGAACATTGATATTAAAGGGCCAATTATTTCTAACGATGAAGCTTGGATTTATGAGTGGTTTGAAATGGACGCTACAAGCCCGCGTATGATTATCGAGCAGTTAGAAAATGCAAATGGAGAAGATATTATTGTATCTATTAACAGCCCAGGTGGTTATGTAGATGATGGTTCAGAAATCTATACAGCTCTTAAAAACTATCCAGGATATGTAGAGACACATATTGTTGGTTTAGCTGCAAGCGCAGCTTCTTTCATTGGAACTGCAGGAGATAAAGTGTTAATTTCACCAACAGCTCAAATTATGATTCACAATGCGTCTATGGGGAACCGTGGTGATCATCGCTCAATGGATAAAGCCTCTGAAATGCTGAAAATCACAGATAGAGCCATTGTAAATGCGTATGTGTTGAAAACAGGTAAAGAGGAGCAAGAGCTATTAGACATGATGGCCAAAGAAACATGGATGGGTGCACAAGAAGCATTAGAGCATGGTTTTGTTGATGAAATTATGTTCACGAACACGAATCAGACATTTAAAGCAACAGCTTCAAGTGCTGTCACGGCAATGATTCCTCAACAAGTCATTGAGGGGTTTCGAAAAGGCAATATGAAAAAAGGACAAGGGATTACAAAAGAGGATTTACAAGCATCACTTGCTGATTTAAAGGCAGAAATCCTAAATGATTTACAGCTTCATAAAAGAAATGAACCGAAAGAGCCTACTCTTCCACCTGTTAACCAGAGGAAATTGAGTAAGCTCTTTTTAAATTTATAAAAATGGAGGAATCACCAATGACAATTAAATTTACGAATAAATCCGAAGCTCTTCAAAATGCAAAGACGAAGTTAACAGCTGCTCTTTCAAGTGAAAATAGCACAGAGCAAGAACAAACAGAAGCGTTTCAAAACTATTTTGATGCGCTGCAGCAAGAAGTAGCATCAAATATCAGTAAGCAAGTAAATAGCGAAATGCTAGATCGTTCAATTTTACAACAACGTGGCCAAAATGTTTTAACATCCGAGGAAACAAAGTTTTTTAATGCAGTTGTGCAAGACGGTGGATTCAAAGATGATTCTATTCTTCCAGAAACAACACAAGAGCGTATTTTTGAAGAGCTAGTAACGGAACACCCTTTACTTGGTGCGCTTGGACTACAAGACTTAGGAGCTGTTACAAAGTTCATTTATTCAGATGCAACAAAAGCTTATGCTTGGGGCGAGTTGTTTGGAGATATCCGTGGGCAAGTCAATGCAGCATTTAGAGAAGAATCTATTGGCCAACTTAAATTAACGGCTTTTGCTGCTATTCCAAACGATATGTTAGAGTTGGGGCCAGTTTGGGTGGAACGTTTTGTTCGTACGGTTTTAATTGAATCGTATACAGTTGGTTTAGAGTTCGGTTTTGTAAATGGCGGTGGAGCTGTTGTTAGTCAACCAGTAGGATTAATGAAAAATGTTGACCCTACTACGGGTGCCATTACAACGAAAGAATCTTCTGGAACATTAACGTTTGCTCCTTCTCAATACGGCGAAACAGTAGCTGGCGAGCTGTATGGAGTGGTAAAAGCTCTTTCCACAAATGCAAAAGGAAAAGCTCGAAAAGTATTAAACAAGATTGTAATGGTGGTCAATCCGATTGATGCGATTGGTGTACAAGCACGAAATACCATTCAAACAGCTAATGGTCAGTGGGTAATGGCTTTACCGTATAACATTCAAGTCGTTGAGTCAGAAGAGGTACCGGTTGGTAAAGCCGTATTCTTTGTGAAAGGTGAATACTTAGCAGCTATTGCTGGTGGATATAAACTTAAAAAGTTCGACCAAACGTTAGCCATTGAAGATGCAACCTTGTACACAATTAAGCAATTTGCAAACGGAAAGCCGAAAGATAACAAAACAGCATTGGTGTATGATCTTAATATTTCATTCGATACGACACCAGCTGTATAAGGTATGAGGTGATGTAATTGGCCATCACAAATGAAATTCTAATGGAATTTAAAGAACGAAATCGACTAGGGAATCATGAGGATGCGAATTTAACGCGCATCCTTTCTGCTTCCGTTACAGCTTTAAAAAGAGTTTGTGGTGATTATGATATTGAACAAGACGAAGAGTTTAAGGAGCTTGTATTTGAGCGCTCTCGTTACGTTTACAATGATGCTTTAGAATACTTTAACGATAATTTCTTAACCGAGATTAATAGTTTAAGTGTTGATAAGGTGCTAGAAACAATGACATTGGAAGATGGTGAAGAGAATGCGTGAGTTTAAATACAAGCCACCACGTCTTCATAACGGAGAGTTACGGACACCTATTCTTTTTTATAGAAATAAACCGAATGTTGGCCCACTACCAGGAGAGTCAAAGGATGAAGAGGTCTTTCGTACATTTGGAAAAGTCGACCGTGTATGGCTAAAAGACTTAGAAATGGCCAAAGCAAACGGTACATTATCAGATGTCACCATTACCATTCGAGATCCATTGACTGAATACCGTCCATCTAATTTGCACTATATTGCGATTGACGAAATCGATTATCAAAATATCAAATACAACATTAAAAGTGTACAACCCAACCTTCAAGATAGGCGGTTTATTGATATTGTCGCAGGAGTGGCAAATGTATGAGTGTGAAGGTTACAGGCCTTAACCAGCTATTAAGTACCTTAGAGAAAAAATATGGACCGGCAGCTGTCCAACGTATCAGTGACCAGGCATTAAAAGAAGGAGCCAAAGCCTTTGTTCGTGAGTTAAAGCTGCAGTTTGAATTGTTTAAAGATACAGGAGGCTCCATCGAAGAGATTACCATATCGAAGCCAATGACGATTGCGGGTGCACGAACGATTAAAGTTCATTGGCGTGGCCCAAAAGGAAGGTATCGTATTATCCACTTAAATGAGTGGGGAACGGTTAAAAATCCTAACCCAAAAGGTAAAGGAGCTATTGCCAGAGCATTACGCAATGCTGAAAAAGCGTATCAAGCAGCGCTACTCAATGCAGTAAGGAGAGGATTGTAGTGCTTTATCAACTATACGATGCATTGCTAACAAGTCCTCTTATTCAGCAAAAGGTTGAGAATCGCATTAAGTTTTATGAGTATCCACCCACTGACAACATGGAGGGTGTATATATTGTCATTGATCCATTAGCAACACCGCGTCCCGGTGATTATGCGGATAATAAGCCGATGACTGATGAATATTTCTATCAAATTGAGGTCTGGTCACAATCTTTAGAGGATACACAGCGTGTAGCAAAAGAAGTACGAATCATTATGACAGAGGTAGTCGGTTTTTCTCCATATGGAGATGGGATAGATGAATATGAACCAGAAACAGCCATTTTTCGCGATGCCAGACGCTATATAGGCAAAGAATACATTGTTGAGATATAAAAGGAGTGGAATAAATGGTTACAAAAAAGAATTATAAATCATTCACTGGTTTAACAGAGTTTCATTACGGTGTATTAAATGCAGATGAAACAGGAATTGTAGAAACTTCACCCGAACGAATTGAATTCGCTCAAGAGATTTCAGTTGATACGCCACAAGAAATTACAAGAGCCTCTGGAGATAATAAAACAGCCGAATTGGCAGTGGCTAATGGGCCTATTTCTGTTGTGACGTCCTTTCATAAAGTGCCAATGGAGGATAAAACAAAAATCTTAGGGTTAAAGACGGTTGGAAGTGGTGTAGCTTATACACCGAATATGACACCGCCTTACGTGGCTTGTGCGTTCGCTCGAACAGCTGAGGATGGTGGAACAGAATGGCTAGGGTTTGCAAAGGGACTCTTCACGATGTCTTCTATTTCTGGTAAGTCAAAAGAAGATGGATCTATTGAGTTTTCAAAAGATGAAGTAAATGGCGAATTCATGCCAAGAAAAGTAGATGGCATCGAGGATGAAGATGAAGGAACAATGTTTGTTTTTTATGATGCGAAAGGGTCAACAACGAACAGAGATTTCTTATTCAATTTAATCTTTGGTAAACCTCATCCAGATGCAACACCTGAAGTATAAGGGAGGAATTGATGATGAGCAAAGTAAAGTATGAAGTCGTACAAAAGTTCAAAGATGTTCAAGATAACGGGAAAGTTTATCAAAGAGGAGACCGTTACCCAAAGCCTCTAAATAAAAAAGTAAGTGAAGAACGATTGAATGAGTTAGCTTCTACGAGCAATAAGTTAGGACAACCCGTTATTAAAGTCATTGGAGAATAGTCAAAGCTATTCTCTTTTTTATATAAAAAATAAAAACGTAAAGGATGGATACACAATGGCAAATTTAAAACGAAATACAATTGAGCTTGTAACCGATGTGAAAGAAGGAGAAATTATCACAGAAACCTTTCTGACACCACCATTTATTCCGTTATCGGTAGTCTATCAAGCAATGGATTTAGCTGCTGAGATGCAAAAAGTGAAAGCCGATAATGAAAAAGAATTGATTGATAAACTTGTAGATTTTGTCGCAAATGAAGTGTATAAAGGGAAATTCACGAAACAAAATCTGATTGACGGTTTACATGCACCACAAGCTGTTGAAACACTTCAAGCTCAAATTGCGTTCATTGCACGAGGTCAACAAACAGATGAAACAAAAAAGTTTTTGGCGAAGAAGAACTGAGTGATGAAGATTTCACATTGGAAAAGCAAAAGGATTACTTAGATAAATTAGTCCGTTCCCTCATGAAAGAAGGAAAAGACATCAACGAAGTATTAAATATGCCTTATCACTTTGTGTTAGACCTATTGGAAGAACAAAACAAGCCGCAACGAGGAAACTCTTTCTTCGAATTAATCTAACCTTATCCATAAAACAGTTCATGCCATGAAGACTTTCTATGTTTAGAGAGTCTTTTTTTATTGGCTTTATGAAGGGAGGGTGAACAATGGAAAGAGTTGAAGGTCTTGCGATAGGACTGAATTTAGACACCTTACAACTTGAGCGAGGATTAACTGGTTTAAAAGACAAACTAAAAACCGTAGATAGCGAAATGAAGGCCAACCTTTCCGCGTTTGATCGTGGTGATAAGTCGATTGAAAAATATGAAACGCGTGTCCAAGGTCTTAATAAAAAACTAGAAGTGCATAAACGTGTTGTCCAACAAGCGAAAGTTGAATATGAAAAGATGGTTCAAGAGCATGGAGAAGGCTCTAAGCAAGCCGAAGCTGCAGCACGAACCTATAACAACCAAGCTGCCTCTTTAAACAACTTACAACGCTCTGTTACCCGTGCCGAAGCTGGCTTATTTGACTTAAAAGAAGAACAGCGACTAGCAACAAGTAATTGGGCTAAGTTCGGCCAAGAAACAGAAAAAGCAGGAGAAAAGCTGAACGGGTTTGGTAGAAGTTTAACAGACATTGGTCAATCTATGAGTATGAGCATTACTGCTCCTGTACTTGGTGCGTTTGCAGCTGTTACGAAAGGAACAGAAGAACTGCGTGGGGATTTGGCTAAATTAGATGCGAACGCCTTTAGTTCAGGGTTTAATGTGGATGTCATGCGGAAAGAGTTAGAGAAAATCAATGCTATTGCACCAGATGTGAATGCGAATGTAGAAGGTCTTTCGAACTTAATGGCTACACCGTTTAGTGAACAAGGTCTTTCACAAGCTGTTGATTTATTATCTGGTGCTTCCATTAAATTCTCTGAAACACTTAAATTTGAGGGATTAGCTGATGGATTACAAGAAACACTAGCAACCGGTGCAGCAATTGGGCCTTTTGCCGAGTTGCTTGAGCGTTCTGGCATTAACCTTGATACGTTTAACGCTGGTTTAACGGATGCCATTAAAAACGGAACAGAAGAGCAGTATGTGTTAAAAACGCTAGCTGATACCGGGCTTGGTGGTTTGAATGAAGAGTTCCGAAAAAACAACGAAGGATTGGTGGAGTCACGACAAGCTTCTATGCAGTTCCAGCAGTCCATTGCTGAGCTAGGGACGACGCTCACTCCAATTGCGACAGAAATCACACAAGGCATTACAGGTGTTGTCGATAAATTTAACAGCTTAGATAGTAGCACGCAAAATACCATTCTTGCATTTGCAGGAATAGCTGCTGTTATGGGGCCTGTTATCACATTTGGTGGCATGTTTACGATGATGCTGAGAAACATTGTATCGGGGATGGCTCCTGTCATAAGTAATATCTCAAAAGCTGGTGGTCTCTTAAAATGGTTACGGTTAGGTTTTACCGCCTTAACAGGACCAGTAGGTCTCACAATTGGAATAATCACGCTACTTGCCACCGGATTTATCGGACTCTATAAAAACTCAGAGACCTTTAGGAATGGTGTTACATCACTAGGATCCAAATTGCAAGAGTTTGGCCAAAATGTGCTAAGTTTTCTAGCGCCAGCTATTGAGTCGGTAAAACAGTTTTTTCTTGAACAGTTTTCGGTGATTAAGCAATTTTGGCAGGACAACTCTTCGACAATTATTCAAGCACTCTCGAATGTAGGAATGATGGCGTCAAAAATCTTTCAAGGGATTTCTTCTGTCATCCAGTTTATCATGCCATTTATACTTGGAATCATCAAATCTGTTTGGGGGAATATCCAAGGAGTTATTTCCGGTTCACTAAATGTCTTGATGGGCCTAGTCAAAGTTTTTTCGGGTCTTTTCACTGGCGATTTCCGAAAAATGTGGGAAGGACTGAAACAGATTTTCTCTGGAGCCATTCAATTTATTTGGAACTTCATTCAACTAAACATGTTTGGGAAAATCCTTTCTTTTGGAAAAGTGTTTGCATCCAGCTTTAAAAATGTCTTTTCGGGCTTATGGACAAACGTAAAAACGATTTTTTCAACAGGCGTATCGAACGTGAAAAACTTCGCTGTTAATGGATTTAATAGTATGAAATCCAGTGTCGGTACTATCATGACCAATATGAAAACATCAGTATCCAAAGTATTTACGGATATTGTTGATGGAGCAAAAGCTCTTCCCGGAAAAATTGGTGATGGAATCAAGTCGATGGCTGGAAAAGTAGTAAGTGGCATTACTTCACTGAAAAACAAAATGGCCGAAACGCTTGGCGAAGGCGTCAATGGAGCCATTGGTGGTGTGAACTGGGTTTTAAAGAAAATTAATGTGAAGGAGCTTCCTCTTTGGCCGATTCCGCAATATGCCAAAGGGACAGATGGGCACCCCGGAGGACTTGCGGTACTAGGTGATGGGAAAATGGAAGAATTATTTGTGACACCTAGTGGCTATATGGGGTTGTCTCCAGACCGAGATACCTTAATGAACTTACCTAAAGGTACACACGTCTTTTCTGGACCACAAACAAAACAGTTGATGGATGAAGGTACAATACCTCAATATTCTGGAGGTACAGTTGGAAAATGGTTTAAGAAGAAGGGACAACAACTTTCAGCTGGTGCTGGTAAATTGAAAGACAAAGCCATTGATACGGCTCAAGCTGGTGCTCAAAAGGTGAAAGATGTAGCGCTTGATGTGTGGTCATACCTTGATAATCCGAAAGAATTGATGAAACAGGTATTCGCAAAGTTTATTCCAAAGTTACCAAACATCGGTGGAGCATTTAATGATGTCATTGGCGGATCAGTGAAGAAGGTTAAAAGTGACTTTGTGGATTATATCAAGAAGAAAATGAAAGACTTAAATCCATTTGGTGGCGGAGCCAGTCCTAGTGGTAAGGGAGCAAAAGCATGGCGACCGGCTATTTTAGCAGCTGCAGCACGAATGAATGAGTCTGTATCTGAAAAAGAGGTACAAGGTATTATTGCTCAGATTCACAGGGAGTCCGGTGGTAACGAGAAGATTGTTCAATCATCGGCTGTATGGGATATTAACACAGCCAACGGAAACCCAGCTCGTGGATTACTGCAGTACATTCCACAAACCTTTAATGCTTACAAGATGAAAGGACATGGGAATATCTATAGCGGATATGACCAACTCTTAGCATTTTTCAATAATACACGTTGGAGAACGGACCTTCCTTATGGAAAACGAGGCTGGGGACCTAGGGGAAAACGCAAATACAAAAACGGCACAAATTTTCATGTTGGTGGAAGTGCAATGTTGGGCGATGGGTGGGAGTATGAACCATTCTTGCTTCCAGATGGACGTTTAGGCCTTAGTCCCGATGTACCAACTGTTTTTAATAACTTACCTGCAGGTACAAAAGTATGGTCGAACATTCAAGACTTTGTGCAATCGACAAACCAAAGTCAAAAAACAGATGCCATGAAGTTACTTGCGTTAGTTGGGAAAAAGCTTGAGCAACAATCTTCTGCACCATCAAATAACGCTCAAACAAGCAGCTATCAGCAATTAGCAGACCATCCGTTCATTCAAAAGATTTTAGCTGTTTTGGAAGAACAAAGTGAGATTCTAAAAGCTATCGCAATGAAAGACCCAATTATCTCAGTTCTATTAAATAATAAAGAAGTAGCCAAAGCCATTTTTAAAGACGTAACAAAACTCCAGGATGAACACAAAGACATCAAGAGACGATTTAAGGGGTGATTTGTATGGGAATGATGTTTAATGGTGAACGCAAACCCTATCTAAAGGTATTGAAAGGAAGGGAGCGTCCGGCTTGGGCGCCTCTGAAACGAAATTTATTAACAGTTCCGAATCGACCAGGTGCACGTCCTAAAAGCACCGATGTCGAACCTAGACCACTAGCTGTTCCTATTGTCATTAAAGGAGTAGATTTAGCAGACTTGCAAAAAATCAAAGAGGACTTAGCCGCATGGCTTGTGACGGATGAGCCATGTCCTTTGATTTTTGACGATGAACCAGACCGTATTTATTACGCTTACGTTGACCAAAGTATTGATTTTGAGGAAATCGTAAAACTAGGGATGGGAAAGCTGAATTTTATTTGTCCAGATCCTTATAAATACTCAAGTGTTTCTAAATATCAGCATTCCATCATTTCTGAAGGTATGTCACTTGTTACACCTTTAAATAAAGGGACAGTCAAAGCAAAGCCTATCTTTGAGATACAAGTTGACAATGACTATACACATATTGATATTTCAAATGGTGATCAAATTAATCGTATTGGTCGGATTGTGAATCTTGAAGAGTATGCTGCAGCGCGTGAAGAACTGGTTTTAAATGATAAGTTAACCTCAGCGCTTGGTTGGGCCAAAACAGAAGGGTCAGTTAATATCGATGGACGAGCTACGGGTGACATGAAATCAGACGGTTATCGGTTTATCGCTGAAAACTTCGGAACCATGTCAGAGGGCTGGCATGGGCCTTTTTATAAAAAGACATTAGGCCAAACCTTAACGGACTTTCGATTAGAGGCGATACTTGAGCTATTAAATACAGGAGAGGACAAGTTTGGGAAGGTTGAAGTGTATCTCTTAGATAACAACAACCTTCCTGTTTGTTCAGTCACTATAAAAGATGTTGATTCCGCAGGGAAGCGCATTTATGCGAATGTTCGACTAGGTGGCGGTGACATTGGCTTTAAAGATGTCATTAGTACACATGGTGAACAAGAGAGCACTTTTTGGAACTTCTACGGTATGCTTCGAATTGAAAAAGTAGGAGAACGATGGACAGGCTATGTAGCTAAAATTAATAAAGAGACAGGTCAACACACAGCTCGTGCATTTGAATTGTTTCATGATCGTGAAAAGCAGTTTTTACGACAACCAACCCAAATTGGCATTTATATTGCACAATACGGCACCCGAAAGGTGCCTTCTTTGCGTGCGGATGATGTTCGAGTCTATAAAATGAATTCGTTAACGGAAAATCAAATTCCGTATGTCGTGCGTGCTGGTGATGTTGTAACCTTTGATCATCAAAGTGAAAACATTTTAATTAATGGTGAGTCGCGTATGGATTTAAAAGCGTTTGGCGGTGAGTTTTTTCACCTTGAACGCGGTGATAATGTCATTATGACAAGTCCAGCACTTCCAACAAAAGCCATGTGGAGGGAGCGATTTAGATGATTCATGTGTTAAACAGCCAATCAGATCATATCGTTGCCTTTTTAAGTCATGGCTTAGAAGCAGCTACACATACAAGGAACAGTAATTTAGAAGAAGTTCTCACCTTTTCCTGGCCGGCTATTGATGAAAAGGCAGCTTTTATCCTGCAGCGCAATAGAGCTGTTATTGAGGATGAGGACGGTCAATATCGAGAATTTATCATTGATGCTGCAGAAAAAGACGGTGATGTACTAGAAGTTACAGCAACCGCCTCTTATTTAGATTTAAAGAAAGCCAAAGCCATTGCACCTATTACCTTAACGGGCCAAACAGCAGCGACAGCTACCTCGTATGTATTAGTCGGCACAGAATGGGAGCCAGGGGTTATTGAGCATGCTGGTGTGCGGAAGGTTGTCTTTGATAAGCACATTAATCCTTATCTAGCTTTACAACAACTTGCCTCAGAGTTTGGTTTAGAGCTTGTGTTTCGTGTTGAAATTAGTGGCAACCGCATTGTTCGTCGTGTTGTTGATTTAGTGACTCGTGTTGGGCGTTTTAAAGGGAAAGAAATTGTCTTCGGTAAAGACCTACTAGGGCTAGTTCGAAAAGAAAAGTCAGATGAGATTGTCACAGCACTTTTATGTCTTGGGCCAGAAAAAGAAGACGGTACGCGTATAACGACGACTGTCGAAGATGAAGAAGCACGGCAACGCTGGGGGCGTAATAACCAGCATCTATGGGATATTTATGAGCCGGAGTCTTCTGACCAAGATATGACGGTTGAACGGCTCAAATCGCTTGGTGAAACTGCTTTAAAAAAACGCATTAATAGTGTTGTAGAATATGAGATTTCACAAGGTGATTTAGAGTCTATTCCTGGTTATGAACATGAGCAAGTTCGCTTTGGTGATACGGTCCGTATTAAAGACCTTCACTATAAGCCCCCTTTGTATATGGAAGCACGTACGATTTCTGTTGAACGTGATTTACTAGATCCATCTGAAAAAGAGTATGTTCTTGGTGAGTTTATTGAATACACTGAGCGTGACGTATTAGCCGAATTTGATGATTTTAAGAAGAATATGCGTATACGTATTATCAAACAACCAACGCCTCCACAGGGGGCTTATAACGTTCTCTGGGTGGATACATCACGACCTGTTCATGTGTTGCATACATGGGATGGGGTGCAATGGCGCAAAGTCACGCCAACAGAAGCCAGTGAGGTCGGTGCTGAAACGCCTCAAGGTGCTCAAGAGAAAGCAGATAACAGTCGTGATGAAGCAAAAGAGTACACGGATGGTAAAGTGGTTGAAATTGGAGAAACCATTGAACAGGTTCAACAAGACGTATTTAACCGAGAACGTGTGATTAAAAGGCAACCGACTGAACCTGTTAATCCTCTATACGGAGACTTATGGGTGGATACAAGTGATCCATTACAACCCATGTACATGTGGAATGGCACAGAATGGCGTGCACTTGGTCCAACGAATGCAGATGAAATGGGTGCGGTTCTAAAAGAAGAATACGAGCAAAAGGTTCAAGAAATCATTGCGGATCTAGCCAATAAGGTACCAAATGAAAATTACTCTTCAACAGTCCAAGAGATTATGAGTTCACTAGATGGAAAAGCTGGTTTAGAGTATGTGAACGGTCAACTTTCTTCAAAAGTAAATGCAGGAACCGTTTATACCAAAACAGAAGTTGACAACGCATTGAATAGTCGTGTGTTGACGACCACCTATGAAACAGATAAAACGGGTATTGTGCAGCGTTTAGACAGTAGTGAAAACCGGTTAACAGTTAATGAAAAAGAGATTGGGTTACGTGCAAAGCAACAGGCTTTAGATACTGTGTCCCAACGTGTAACGTCAGCTGAACAAGCTATCGTGTTGCAAGATGGAAAAATTGAGCTCATGGTAGAAAAAGAAACATTCAACAACCTAAAAGGAACAGTTGAGAGCTATGGTACACGTATTACACAGGCAGAAAGCAATATCAACCTAAAAGCAGAAAAGACAGCTTTAACTACAACCAATCAGAACGTTTCAAACGCTTTGCAGTCCATTACAAACCTTCAGACGGAAATCGACTTAGCGTATGAACAAATTGCGTTACGAGCGAAACAAACCGACTTTAACACATTGTCAAATCAAGTTTCTAGTCACCAAGCTCAATTAACCGTACAAGCTAATGAAATTGCTTCAAGAGTGACACAAGATCAATTTAATGCTCTTTCTATTGGTGTACGTAACCTGGTCTTAAACTCGACTTTTAACAAAGGTTGGGATAATTGGACAGGTGTAAGTGGTGGGTTTTCTATTGTGAGCGCTGAGGCAGATAAGCCTTCAAGTAAGATAGCAAAAGTTACTACTTCGGGACTTTCAACAATCTCTATAAAGTCAGCTTATGCAAACACTTTCCTTGCGAAGAAGGGTGATACTATTACAGTATCAATGGATATAAAGGTTACTGACTTTAATCAATATGATGAAAAGAAGCCATTTATATTCGAGTTATTAGATATTAATAGAAACCGTGTTGAATATAAAGATGTTTCGCTAACTGATATGAATATTACTTCATTGCCTAACAATGAATGGGTTAGGGTTGTATATGTTCATAAAGTCCAAAATAGCTCTGTTGTTTACGGTAGAGTAAGATTGTCTTTATTTAAAAATGGAACAGTATTTTACCGAGAAATTAAAGCGGAATATGGAAATAAAAACACTAGCTGGACAGAAGCTCCAGAAGATGTTGACGAAAAGATTAATGGCTTAGATGGACGTATCTCGACAGCAGAAACAAATATCAGCCAAACAGCTACTGAGATTAAGAGTCTTGCAAAAAAGAGTGAATTAGATACTGTAAGTGGTCGCCTGGATACAGCAGAGAGCACGATTAGCCAGCAAGCTGCAGCTATTGCTCAACGTGTAACATCATCTACATTCACACAAGAAATTACAAATACGAAATCGTATGCTGACAGTAGCGCTCAAACAAAAGCAAATACGGCCGAAACAAACGCCAAAAACCATGCAAATACAAAAGCTAGTACAGCAGAGGCAAATGCAAAGAGCTATACAGACGGAAAGATTAGCACGGTTACAACACGATTGACATCTGCAGAGAGTCTAATTACGCAACAAGCAACTGAAATTCAGCAACGTGTAACCCAAACTCAATTCGACTCTCTTTCGATTGGTGGAAGAAATTTACTAAAAGGAACGAAGGATTGGTCTGGATGGACAAAAGGTGGAGGTTCACCATCTATAACGAGTCAAACATTTAAAAACTTTATTGTTCAAGAACAAATAGGGGATTGGAATTATTATTATCTAAATCAGTCCGAAATCGAACCTTTAGAAGCAGGGAAAGAGTACATTGCATCTGTATGGTTAAGAGCGTCAATTAATGAAAATAGCATATGCCCATACTTTACTAGCGAGACCAACTCGCAAGGAACGAATGTAATATTAAACACGTTGAGGGATAACAATGGTGATTATAAAGTTACTACAGATTGGAAGCTTTATACAGCAAAATTTGTTGCAATAGGAAAGCCTATGCAGGCAGGTGGATTAAGGGTTGAAGCTAATGGATTCGGCTCTTCTGGGGCAAAATTGCAAATTGCAGGTTTGAAATTAGAAGCGGGAAATAAAGCGACAGACTGGACACCAGCTCCTGAAGATATTGATGCACAAATCAATAGCGTAAGTACACGAGTCTCCACAGCGGAGTCAACTATCACACAACAAGCTGCTTTAATCGCTCAAAAGGTTTCTACAACTGATTATAATGGAAACACAATTGCTTCTAAGATTGTACAAACATCTACAGCTATTGATTTAATTGCTCGAAATTTAAATTTAACAGGACTTGTAACGTTCAATTCTTTTAATTCTGATGTTCAAAATAAAATCAATTCAGGTACAACAGCCAAAACAACTCTTGATTCTAAAGCTAGTATTTGGGACGCAAAAGAAACTCCTTCAGGCGCTCAATCCAAAGCTGATGCTGCTAAAAACAGTGCAATTGCTGTAGCTGCAAGTGATGCATCTACAAAAGCTAATAATGCAGAAGTAAATGCTAAGAATTATGCCAGTTCAGCTGTTAGTACAGTGAACGATTGGCGAGTAAGTGGTAAAACCACGATAAATGGTGGAAAGATTGAAACTAATACAATTACTGTACGTCAAATTGCTGTTGGAGATTTTACGAATTTGTGGCCTAATCAGAACTTAGATCCTAAAATCGGCAGTTTTGGTTTGCCAGCTATTATGAATGATACACATAACTATTATTCCATCCCTCTTAGTAGTCGTGACCACATTGCTCATGATATACCTATACACATGATAGCTGGTGATGAGTTTTTAATTACAGCAGATGTGTATCGGTATAAAGGTAGTGGAAGCTTGCAAGCTGGTTTTTGGGAAGGAAAACCCGATGGGAGTAATACTTCCAGTCCATGGCGAATGAATTCATGGGAAACACCTGCTCCTTATCAGCAATGGACTTCTGTGGCATGGCATCATAAAGTAACGGATTCCACGACATTTCAAGGGAAACCATACTTTCAAATTGACCAACCCTCCAGTGGTGGAGATACAGGCTATATGATTCAAAATATAAAAATCATTCGCAAACACACTGGAAAAATGGTGGTTAACGGTACAATCTCAGCCGAAAAATTAAACGTTAATAATCTTTCTTCAATTTCTGCTAACTTAGGGGTTGTAACAGCTGGAGAACTACGAAGTGTTATCATCCGAGCGTCTACCTTTGATACCTTGAGTGGGAGTGTTATTAATATTGGCAGTGGTGGTGCTGGGATTGATTTATATGACGGTTCATTCCGTCTAAAACAATCAGCTGGTCATTATTACTCGATTAACAATTCAGGACAGCATATCTTCTGGCAGGGTTCAGATCCGTTTATTCGTATTCAGAAAACACAAGACGCTGATTCTAACCCTGCTGTTCAAGGGGCCAGAGCGCAGCTTGTCTTTTTAAAAGACCGAACGGCTGTATATGCTCGTAATGCAGCCAATACGGATTATGCTGATTTTGCTGCGAATGAGTTCCGAGCGATTGGAAAGTATGTCAGCATTGCGAATGGTAATTTAGAGTCTACAACAGGCTATATGGCTGTCACTGCTGCTACTGAAAACACAGGCTCTACACAGCATGTTTATTTGCGTCCGAGTGGTTCGGGTAGTGTGCACGTACTTAGAAATACAAGTTTTAACATTGATAGTAGTAGTCCAGATTACCGACCAATTATTGTGCAAACAGTGGGTACACGTTCAACGTCTCTTTCAAAGACGAATATTCGAGAAGTAGATTTCAAAGCAACCTCTTTATTAAAAGATGTAGATGTACATGAATACCACACTATTTCTGATGTCGTTGGTGGTAATTACTTTGATAAGAAAATAGGGTTCATCACGGAAATGACACCTTCTCTTATGAAGTTTGAAAACAACATTGATTTATATACAACACTGGCTCTTGTGTGGAAACAAAACCAAGAACAGCAAGAGGAAATTGAACGCTTAGAAAAAGAGAAAAATGATATACACGATGTGTTAGGTGTCTTAATCCAAGAAGTTGACGCATTAAAAAAAGCTGTATCTGCAGTATAAAGGAGTCCCTGTTAGGGGCTCTTTTTTATACCCATAAACGAAAAAAAGGTGGAATTTAATCATGGAACAAAACCAAACAAATCAAACACAAGCGGTACAAGTTAATTCTGATTTAATTATTCAGCAATACCAAGAAGAACAGTTTCGCTTGAATACAGAGCTAATGAAGTACAAAGCGTATTCTCGACAGTTAGAAGGAACTGTTATCCAACTAGATCAAGAAGTAAAAGCTGCAGAAGAGCGTCACCAGAATCAAGTGAAAGAAACAAACAAGTTCAAAAATCAGTTAAAAAAGCAGCAAACAAATAATCGTAACAATACAAAACAACATGGCCAATCCAAGCGCTAAATAAATGTGTTTGAATGCGTCTATAACTATGCTGATGACGTTAAACTGCATAAGACCTAATCAAGGTGGAATGCAACAATGGAAGTACAAGTGAAAATGATTAACGGATTAAACTTTGAAACGATTATCGAGGAGTATAATGCACAAATTTTAGCCGAAACATTAAACAATCAAGAGTATTCAATGGTCATTATTGGTGACGTTATTGCACAACGTTATTCAGTTGTTCGCGTTATGACAAAAGTAGAGAATCCTGAAGCAAATGTTGAAATTACATTAAATGATAATACGGTTATTAAAGTGTATGTAGAAAATTATAACCCTCTAGTAGTCTTACAAAGCATTAATAGTGCTGGTGGCGGAATGGTGTCCATTGGTGAAGTTGTATTGCAAGCTTCCCAAATTGTGCGGATTATGAGAATTAAACAGGAAACAGTAGCTTAATAGATAACAAACAAAAAGAGGGGCTATTGCCTCTCTTTATTTTTATAAAAGGGTGGGGTAATTATGTTTGAAGAGCAAGTTTGGAATACACTTCTTCAAAATGGGCCATTTGCAGCATTATTTATTTGGTTATTATTTAAGGTTACAAAGGAATCAAAAGAGCGTGAAGATCGTTTAATGAGTCATGTGGAGCGTACCACAGATACGTTGCAACGTATTGAACAAAGTGTGACAGGTATGCAAGATGAAATTAAGGATATTCGTGAACAAATAGAAGGTCAATAAGTCACTGTCTCTGCAGTGGCTTTTTATATACCTAAAAACAAGGAGGAGAAAGAGAATGACTTATAAATTTCAACAGTTACCACAATTGGTTGATAAGCGAGGAAAACTACCAAGCAAAGGTTCTTACAATAAACGTGCAAATGGGGTTAAATCCATTACAACTCGTGTGTGGCATCACTCTTTAACAAAGTTATCTGCAGGTGGCTCGAACATTGTTTCCTTTGCTAACTTCCATGTAGGCACAAATGGTTGGCCCGAAATTGCATATCACCTAATCATTGATCCAAATACAATTATCAATGGAAAGGCTGCTATTTATTATTGTGTAGACATTAGTAAGCGTAGTTACCATGTCGGTAATAGTAATACAATTGGACTTGGTATTTGTGTTATTGGTGATTATCGTACAGATAAATTAAGTGTGGCTGCCATTGCATCCATTATTGACTTGCGTAATGCCTTAATTAAAGACGGTATTGGGAAATACGATAAATCGCATAATGAAATGCCAGGGTACTCGTGGAAAGCATGCTGCGTATATGATTATAACAAAGCATTTAAAGACATCTTAGAAACAATTGCACCTGGAGCAAACCAAAAGCCTTCGTTGCCACCGGACTTATATACAATTCAAGAAGGTGATACATTCTGGTCAATTGCTGAAAAAGACGGTCCAGCAGGAATTACAGTCAATGATTTAATTGCTGCTAATCCTGGTGTAGAACCAACAAAGTTAAAAGTTGGTCAAACCATTAAATTAGGAAAAGCACAGCATGCGTACACACTAGAGCCAGAAATACCTAAACAGCCGCAATCAGCTTATCAATACCCATTACCTTCAGGAGTACTTAAAAAGGGCGCACGTGGAGAATCTGTACGTCAATTACAATCGGCTTTAGCTGCATTGCATTTTTATCCCAACAAAAATGCAAAAAATAATGGCGTAGATGGTGTTTATGGTAATGACACAGCTGATGCAGTTAGACGTTTTCAGTCTGTGTATGTACCCAGACAAGTAGATGGTGTTTATGGGGCGAACACAAAAAGTAAATTAAAAGCTGTTTTAAAGTCTAAAGGTTATTAAAAACCAAAACAGGAGCTTTATAACTTAGCTCCTGTTTTGGTTTGCTTTTCATACAGTCTATACAATTAATCTAGTTTAAAAATAAACATAAAAATTATAAAGTGAATTATTATATAGGTTCCATATAACATAAAAATATTAATTTTCAATCTTTCGCATAATTTTCTTAATTTTAATGAAAGATTAACTTTACTAATTAAAGCTAGTATTACTATAAAGAAAACTAATGTAGACGCCCATCCAATATAGTTATTATTGATATATTTTTCAAAAAAATCGAACATTCTTAAAGAGACTGTTAGTACAACAAAAGTTAAGAAATTGTCATACTTTCTATTGGGTTTTACTACTTTGTGTTCATAGGAATTCTGCAT